CTTGTAGGCTGTGAGGCCGAGGGTGCCATGTTGTTGTTCGGGGAAGACCTGGACAACGGGTTGAATTTCACCCACGGCCCGAAGTCGTCTCTTATCGTGTTTGATTGCGACCAGACCGGCTGGAAAAAATACGGCATCCAGACGCAGAGCCCGGATAAAAGGTTTTATGCGCGAGGCTGGAAAAGCCATTCCCATCCTGACGCCGCCTCTATCATGGAAGGCATCAACAACATTGGGTCTGCCAACTTTAGGGGCGGCGTTCACCACCAGTTTGTCAGTTTCACGCAATGCGACATCGCAAGTCGCACATCCGATACCGGGCCGATGACTCCGCTTTTGCGGACGGGCGGGACGCTGGAAAACACGAACTCCGGCGAGTTCAATTTCTTCACTGAATACAGCCTGAACAGATGGGATAACGAGCAGCGCATCTTGTTCTATGGCAACATCGGAGAAAATGGCATCTTCGATACAAGCCTCAGTGCATTCAACGCGGGCATCTACTCGCCGATCAACCGCATGCAAAAGCATAACATCATGCTTGGCGGGTGGGGGCTGGATGATGTGACCATGGCTACCGGACCATTGGACAAGTCGAACTATTCCCACGTCGAGAACCTGTGGGTGATGCCGCCAGTTTCAACTGGTGTCAATGGCATCGACGCTTGGAGCGATTTCACAGATGTCGATGGCAATATCAGTGGCACGTCGTCAGCTAACGCCTCCAACACCAAGACAGAGCCAATCCGAATTTTCGGCAACTTAGTCTATGACCAGCGCGCGGAGGGCACTGCGGAGGAAGAACTGACGTTCCCTGCATCTCTGCCCGACTTTACCGGCTGGCAGGACATGCGGGACAACTATGTGCATGGCCCGAATTACCGGACCGGCTTCGAAGAAGACGTGGGGCCGTTCTCGGTCATCCAGCAGTTCACCCCTGCAAGCACGCGCGGCCCGATCATTGACGACAATCAAGGCGACGGCACGTGGAACAACGCTGCGGCCACGGAACTGACAGCGCAGGCGGTCAGCCTTGGCGACCTGCCCCTTGTGCGCCCGGACACCGGATCGCCCCTGATCGGCGCGGCCACGGGACCGCTCGGGCGGTTCGACATTCTCCAGAACGAGCGTCCGTCTGACGCGAGCGCAAGCCCGGTGGAAGGCCAAGCGGGCGCACGACGATGAAAAGATAATTTTTTAATTGCCTAATAAATAAATTGTAAAAGCGTTATAGTATGAGGATATTTTATGCTATCAAAACACGGTGAACTGGTTCCATTAATCATACCCAGTCAAAGTGGATTAATGAATCCTTCGATATTAAGAGTGAACAATGAAATTCTCATCACTCTCCGACAGGTAAACTATACTTTCTATCATTCAGAAAAGAATCTGATCCATCATCCATTTGGACCATTGACTTATATTCACCCTGAAAACGACATCAAGCTTCGTACCTGGAACTGGATTCTTCATATGAATGAAGATCTCTCGATTCGTGAGTATCATAAAGTTGACACCTCACAGTTTGATACGTATGAACCTAAATGGGAGTTCGTCGGACTTGAAGACGCTCGTCTCGTCTATTGGAACGACAAGCTGTATCAAACCGGTGTAAGAAGAGATACGACTCCGAACGGTCAAGGGAGAATGGAACTCTCTGAAATTGACTTGAAAAATCACAAAGAGATTCAAAGAGTTCGTATCGATACACCGATTCATAAAAATTCTTATTGTGAAAAGAACTGGATGCCGATCGTAGACAAACCATTTGAATATGTCAAATGGACGAATCCAACAGAAGTGGTTCAAACTGGACTAAACGGTTCTTCGAAACAGTTAAAAGTTGCAGATCAACCCTATCACTTTGAAACTCGTGGAGGATCGCAAGTAATTCCCTATAAAGATGGATACGCGGCAATTACACATGACACGATTCTTCATAAGTCGAACACAGGTAGAAAGAACGCTACGTATCGTCATCGCTTCATTCAATGGGATAAAAACTGGAACATGACCTTTGTCTCTGAACCATGGGATTTCATGGATGGTCAAATCGAGTTTTGTGCCGGAATGATGTTTGAAAATGATCATTTCTATATCACGTTTGGTTTTCAAGACAACGCAGCGTTTGTCTTAAAGATCAAAGAAAATGAATTGAAGGAATATATGAATGCAAGAGCTCTTAAACCAGTATCTCGATGATCCAGAAGACCCAGAAACAAACTGGAACCTAGCTGTTGCGTACTATCAACAAGATCAGTTATCTGGTGCACTCAGTTTTTTTCTTCGTTGTGCCGAAAGAACTTACTACGAAAACAGAGAACTTGCATATGAAGCTTTGTGTCACGCTTCTAACTGCTACTTGATTCAAGGATCTCGTTCTACTTCTGTTCGTGGTCTTCTGCATCAAGCCATCGCGCTCGATCCAAACAGGCCTGAAGCACCCTGGCTTCTTTCTACTCTTCTTGAGACAAACGGTCAGTGGGATGGATCTTGGATCGAAGCGTATCAGTACGCAACGATGGCAGTAAATCTCGAAAAATCAAAGTTTCGTCTAGACGTCGAGTACGATCAATACAAAGCAGTGTTTCAAATGGCACACTGCGGTTGGCAGATCGGGCGTACAGACGAATCTGCCGAGTTGTTTGCTTATCTTTATCTCGACGGTGACATGGATGAGAAATACGAGACTCTCACTTACAACAACTTGAAAGCCGTGGGTCTGGACTGGGACTCTCATTTTGAAACAGATGGAAACTTCTCTGAGGCGCATCAAGATCAATTCATCTTGAAACTGTGCCCAGACGGAGAATCATACATCGAACTCGGATCCGGTCATGCGTTTCACGGCAACAACACCGTCCTTCTCGAAAAAGCCGGTTGGATGGGTGTGTCGATTGATTTCAACGAACAGTTGACTCAAGAACATAAAAAATACAGAAGGCATGACGCACATTGTTGCAATGCATTTGACTTTGACTGGAGTAGTATGGGGGCCACTACAAAAGATCGACCCGTCGACTATCTTCAAGTTGATCTTGAACCCGCTCAAATATCGTACGAGATTCTTGAAGAAGTGATTACATCTGGTGTTCGAGCAAACGTAATCACGTTTGAGCACGACAAGTATATGTTTGGGCCGGAGTGGCAGAATAAGGCTCGAGAACTACTCGAATCAAAAGGTTTCATCTGTGTGGTGAACAACGTATCAATCGATGGAAAGAATTCCTTTGAAGACTGGTACGTTCATGAACGAATCAAAGATCGTATAGAAGCTATATGGGTTTCTGATAAAGTGAAAAAAGGATCCGAGTATGTGAATTTGTATAAATAGTTCAAAGATCTTAAAGGAATAGTTCATGGCACAGCCGACAACAAGAGAAGAATTCAAACAGTACTGTTTGAGAGCACTGGGTGCGCCGGTAATCGACATCAACGTCGATGAAGACCAGCTCGAAGATCGAATCGACGATGCTCTTCAAAAGTATCGTGACTGGCATGATGACGGCACGATTCGTATGTTCTACAAGCATCAAGTGACTGATTCAGATCTCACGAACGAGTACATTAGTGTTCCTTCTTCGATCACTTACATCAAGAGAGTGATGCCGATTGGTGGTTCAACTATTTCTTCAACGAACATGTTTAGTGTGAAGTACCAGATTGCATTGAACGATCTATGGGACTTGAACTCTGGTGGTTTCGGTGGACTTACGTACTACGACCAGACGAAACAGTATCTCGAGATGCTTGATATGAAGCTAAACGGTACACCCGAAGTCGAGTTTTCTCGTCGTCAGAATCGAGTCTATATCTTTGGAAAGATGGACGGTGACGACATCAAGAAAGACGACTACGTCATCATCGAAGCGTATCAGATGGTCGATCCCGAAATTTACAGTGAAGTATGGCAAGACGGATGGCTTAAGAGATACTGCACGGAACTCTTTAGATGGCAGTGGGGGAGCAACATGAGAAAATTCGATGGTATCCAGCTTCCTGGTGGAATTACAATTTCTGGTGAAGGACTTATGGGTCTCGCGGAAGAAAGACTTGACAAGCTAACTGAAGAACTTGATACAAAATATTCATCACCAGTAGACTTCTATATCGGATAAATTATGCCAACCAATCATTACATTCGACAAGGAGTTACGTCTGAACAGCTTTTATACGAAGACATTGTGATCGAAGCGATTCAGTTTTACGGTCAAGATGTATACTACCTTCCTCGAGACATCGTGAACGAAGACAAGATCCTTGGACACGACGTCCCGTCAAAATTTGACTCCGCTTACCTCGTCGAAGTGTATCCAGAGAATATCGATGCGTTTGACGGAGAAGGTGACTTGTTCACTAAGTTTGGTATCGAGATTCGAGACCAAGTAACCTTTGTCGTAGCTCGAAAAAGATGGCGTAACTTAGTCGCGCAGGTAGACAACGAAGTCACCTCGGATCGACCACTTGAAGGTGACTTGATCTATCTTCCGATGTCGAACTCACTCTTTCAGATCATGCATGTAGAACACGAAGAACCATTCTATCAGCTAAAAGATCTTCCAGTCTACAAGCTTCGTTGTGAGCTCTTTGAGTACAGCGACGAACAACTCGACACTGGAATCGACGTAATCGACAGCATCGAACAGACGGGCTACGAGCTCGAGTTTCAACTCGCCGACAGTGACGGTGTTCTCGTGGTGGGTGAAGAAGTTCAACAAGCGCTTAACTCTGGTGTGGTGATGACAGGAGAAGTCACCTATTTTAACGATTCCGACGACGTTGTTCGAGTGACACATATAGGAACACTCGACAGTGACTACAGCAACTTCACAACGGGGGAGATCACCGGTCAGACAAGTGGAGTTACAAGAACGATTACGTCTATCACGGAACTTCTCAATCAAGCTGACCCACAGAACGACGACTTCGACACTGAAGCCGACACCTTCCTCGATTTTGATGAAAATAATCCGTTCGGAGAACTCTGATGTTTGGCGCTCCATTTTACCATTCTCGAATTCGAAAAAGCGTTGCAGCGTTTGGCGCAATGTTCGACAACCTATATGTCGTACGTCGAGACGCATCCGGTCAGATCCTCAATCGACAGAAGGTTCCTCTCGCTTACGGACCTCGTGAAAAGTGGCTTCAGCGTATTCGTGAGAATCCGGATCTTGACACCGACACGAAGACTGCTCTCAAACTTCCTCGAATGTCGTTTGAGATCGTGAACATTCAGTACGAGTCACAGAGACAAATCACAAAAACGACACAGTTTCGCTCAGTGAGCAGTAAAGACGGGTCACAGGATTACTTTTACACCGGTATCCCGTACATCTTGAACTTTCAGCTGAGCATCATGGCAAAGACTCAAGATGATGCTCTTCAAATCGTTGAACAGATCATTCCGTACTTCAATCCACAGTACACGTTTGCGATGAGACCGTTTGACGACTACCCAGAAATCACGGAAGACATTCCAGTGGCGATCAACGCCGTGACGATGGCGAACGACTACGAAGGTGGACTGGATCAAAGAAACACGATCATCTACACTCTTGACTTTGAAATGAAGATCACGTTCTACGGCCCGATCGCTAAGGATCCGAAGCTCATTCGTAAGGTCAACACGAACTTCTTTCTTCTTGGCGACTCAGACACACCGGTCAGTCGTCTCGTTACAACACCAGATCCACTCGACGTGAGCCCAGACTCGGACTATGGGTTCACCGAAGTGTGGACAGACTTCATTGAGAACGGACAGTATGACAGCGCATAAAGACTCAGACACGTCAGTAAGCGACTTTGACTTTTCTCGTGCCATGTACTACTCTTTGCTCGAGAAGGGTAACGAAGCACTCGCAGAACTCATGGAGTTCGCGGTGGACAACCCTCACCCAAGGTCGTTTGAAGTTCTTGCTACGATGATCAAGAACCTCAGTGACGTGAACGGAAACCTGATCGATCTTCAGAAAAAGTACAAGGATCTTCAAGGGAAGAACGACGACACAAAGGCTCTTCCTTCACCTGAAGGAGGCAATATTACTAATAACATGTTTGTCGGATCCACGAAAGATCTGCAAGAGATGTTAAAGAAACATAAAGAAGACGGCGTGGTTGATGTGACGCCAGAGGACTATGACGA